AAGAATCCTCATGAGATGAGACCTTACCCTTTGCAACTCCAGATAGATCGTAAACAACTAAATTAGTTCCTCCAGCCTCATGCTCAATCTGGCCTTTAGAGTCGCTTAATGAACTTACTGATCTAACTCCTTGGTTGCCAGAAACATCTAAATCAAAAGCGGGGACATAGCTTTCTGGAAAGCCAACACCGTAATTACCTACGTCTCCATCAAATATAAAACAATTATTTGTATTATTTGCTTTTCTTACTATTAGATTATCATTCGTAGTGTCTACGTAAATATAATTATTAATACTAGTAGAGCCACTTGCCGTAAAAACTCCAGTACCATTAACTATTACATCTTGCGCTGAAACATGCCCAGATACGTGAAGCTTGTGCTGGGGGATTAATCCTTCTCCTATGGACAGTTGATCTCCAGTATGATCATAGAACAAGCCATAAGCGCCTTTAAAATAATTCTGCCCAGCATGGCCGCTAGCAAATTGAATTTGGCCATCTGTGCCGCTTGGACCCGATTGACCAACATCTAGAATATAACCAGATAATTCTGGTTTATAAATTTGATTTACTCTTATCTTGTTGTCGGGCATCTCGTTTTTTTCTCCAATTTACAGAATCTATTACACTTTTTTAAATTAATCTGGGAGTAAAAGTAGCAGCTACATTTTCTACTTTTAGGTTTTTCATGTCAAAATAACTCCTTAAAGCCCAGTTAGCTAACATTAATGTAGTGTAGTTATCTCGTCTAGCTCTATTAACAGAGGTGCTTCTTTTTAAATGATGTGGCAAGTCGAATGTCTGAGTGCCCTTAGCTGTGCTTTTAACCTCAATTAAAGCGCATTGCTTCTTAGTTTGGTGTATTAGGTCGTCTTGCGTTTCAATAAGGTCTAGAATGCTTTCCGCGTTAGTTTCTTTTATTGGTATTCTTTGATTTACGGTTTTATCGAAAACTGAGCCATTAGCTGTTGTTTTTGACGAGAACCATATTCTCTTGTGGTCGATAGAAGTTTGCAGGTATTCGTTTGCTCTCCGTATAAAGTCGCTAGTGAAAATTTGCTTAAAACAAATACTCCCAAGTTCTTTATTGTATTTAGATTTAGCCTCCATTAAAGCTTTTTGGTAATCAGCGCCATCAGCATTACTATTGAAATCAAAGAATCCTAATTTAGTTCCGCTCTTAACGAATATTTCGCTTTGGCAAGCGGAGTCGATAAACTGATAGCCCGCATTATCAATACATATCATCTCTACATTAAAGTTGCTTACTAAATAATGTAGATACTTTATATGATTCTTTAAGTCTCCACCAGCGACTGCATAACTATGAACTAACGTTCCAGTTTTATGTTCTTCGTCTATTTCCAAAACCGACATAGCAAAAAAGTCAGAGCTAGGACTATTAGAGAAAGACGGGTCAATTCCAATTATATATTTCTCTGAAGGCTTTCCTTTTATAAGAGTTGTCGGCTCCTCTCCATTCGGTATTGTGCATTCATGCATCTTCTTAGCGCTGAAATAGCTATCTGAGCCATCGGTAAACTGAGCGCAATACTCTCTTTGGAACGAGGAGTGAGACTGACCACCGCTTTGAGCTTCTTCGATAATGGTCTTATCGATCATCTGCTCTGGTAGAGCTTCGTAGCTCATTTGTGAAATAAAATACGACGCAGTGCTATCTTTATCTGGGTTGTATATTTTCTCTGTCCAGTCTTGGTACGTTTTATATAGATTTTCAAAAGTATAACTAGCAGAAGATAAAGCTACCATCTTGGTGTTGTTCTCGAACACCATGCGGTCTTTTTCCTCCATAGCGCCTTTCTCTATAAGAGAGTCTTCCATTTCCCTTATTTTAATTCTTTCTGCCATGTCTTGAGGAGCTACAAGGAATGGCATTAACACTGTTTTAATTGTTTCTTCTGGGAGCAGCAAGAACTCATCCAGCACAAGAACGTTTGCTCTAAAACCACGAATTTTTTCACCAGACAAAGGAATAGCTGTAATCGTCCCTCCATTGATTTGCCACTCATATTGGTCATTCCTTTTGGACGGATTTACAGAGAAAGCTTGCATGAGTAACTCTGCTCCCTTTGTTTTTACTAGCTTTTCTAAATTATTAAAAATAAAACGAGCGGTACGAAAAGTTGGGCCAGCTATAAGAATCTTAGTACCGGGATTAAAAATGCATTGCAGGAAACAAAATACAGAAGCAATAAATGTTTTTCCGCAACCACGACCCCACACACACATGGAAAAGTTTTTGTTCATTAAACCTTTCAAAGTAATCTCTTGAAAGGGCGCTAGCTTTAAGCCAGAGATAAGCTCTGTAGTAAAGCTTAAGTTATGTCGAAGAAATTTAGCTAAAGATATCTTAGCTTCTTTATCCTCTAGCTCTCCCTCTAACCTAACAAAACCTTCGTTTAGATTAGGGAATTCTTTTTCGTTGTCAGTTGCGTACCACATTATAGATTTTTAGTATCGTAGCATAACTGTAAATCTACGCCCCTCACTATACATCCTACAGTTAGAATTTTTTCAGTAACCCTAGACGCTTCATCTTGGCCATCAACAAATAAGAATTGGATGTGATTATTGTTTTGTATAAGCTGCCTTACTCTATGGAATATGAATTCTGGCGTAGCTTTAATTTTGCTAGATAGTTCTCTTAAAGAATTAAAATTCAATGCAGAGCTCAACTTCTTTTCAACAACTATAATCAAGTATGCGTCTTCGGACTCTGCTCTTTCTATTTCTCTCTGGAACCTATCAAAGCCTCCGCTTATCGTTCCTATGAAGTCGTTTAAGGACTTTCTCTCTATATAGGAATTACAGGATACCGACCTGTCGCTGAAGGTATAATCTCCAAACTTGAGCTTTCTCACTCTGAAGTCTCTGTCGAATTTCAGTGGCGTTTGCTCTCTGGTATCTATAAAAATTTTGTATTCATTCTTATCATACTCTTCTGGTTCTGGGATTTTAGTTACGTTTTCGAATCTATTCTGGTAACCTATTGACTCACATAACTTATAGTAATTTCCGAACCTCTTATGGTAGAATTGGATAGGGGGAAACAATAGAGTTCTTAGCTCTACTTGAGTAGGGGAATAAACTAAAGACTTTTCTTCTTTTCTCTTTGTAAGTAAATCTTCGCAGTAATTTTTAACTGTTTCTTCATCTGACGACTTAAGCCAGTTTCTTAGGTTTTCTCTAGAGTTAAAATCTGTACTGAAGTATTGTTTCTTGTTTTTAAATTTAATGATTTTATTATCATGCTTGTCGTACCTAGGGAAGTACTTTTGATAGTACTCAACCATTCTGAGCTTATGAGCCTTAAGATGAGCGTGTAGCTTTCTATCTGACTCAAACTCTTTGCCGCAAACAGCGCATTTAACCATTAACTGCTTCATCTTTAGATAAACCCATTATCCTACACTTTACGTCGTCCATATCCTCGAACTTGTCTACTTCTTCGGAGATTACTTGCTTCTTTCTCTCTGCTAGCTCTATAAGTTTCTTTCTAGACTCTTCTTCTTTCCAGAGTTGAACTAGGTTTAAGATACTCGCGTTCTCTTTGATTTGATTCTTGAGTCTATCGCTTCTTTTTTCTTTTAGATCGTTAAGAAGCTTTTGCTGTCTATTAACACATTGATTGTATTCGTTTTGCGCGGTGTTGATCGATTCTACCAAAGCCATAGATATTCTCGCGCCGTCTGTTTGGTCTGCGTTTTGATCTAGCAGTGCTTGAAGGTGCTCTACTCTTCTTTGGATGTTAGAAGAGATAACAACTTCCGCAGATAGTACTATGTATTGGTCTACTTCCTCTTGGGTTAAATCTGGTTTGTCGTATGTATACCTAATAAAACTCGATTCGTACAACTCTCTGTCTGTGAAGCTGTCGTAACCATTTATGATATGCAAAAATCTGTAGGTATGCATATAGCCTATTAGGGCGTTTATGCCCTTCTTTGTGCTTGCGGGTATGTTATTCTTATCAACCCCATCTAAAACAAACTTATTGATTCTAGCTAAAGTTTTATCAAAAGTCTTGGGTGGCTTGTATTCTACGATCTCTTCATTTGATTCTGGCTCAAATACAGATACTTGGCTAGGTAGAGTAGCTATGTAATCATTTACGACTCTAGCTTCTGAGCTTAAGTTGTTTAGCTTGTGATCTTCGAAAAGCACGCGAGCCATCTCGTGACCCCTCATAGTGCCTACATTATTAACTATAAATTCTTTATGTTCTTCGGTTAGAACTATGTCCTTACTTTTACTCTCGTGAGCCTTTTTAGCGGATATGTTTACAGAGCTTAAGAAAGCTTTGATGCACTTACCGTATTTACTTCTACCGTCTTGTAGTTCTTCCGGTATTTCTGGAAAGCCAACTTGAACTAATTTCTTTAAAGAAGGGGGATTCTCTTTGTTAGAGTTCCATTCTTCAATTATAGAATTTTGCCCATCTGAAGATAAGCATATTTCCTCTAAACAAAATTCATCACGTTCCATAACTAAAAAATATCTAACTTCCCAGAGTTTATAAGGCTTTTTGTTTTTTCGATTATAGATTTTCTAATATTCTTGATTTGCTTATAACCCGGTGGTCTGTTTTTTTCTGTGCTTCTGTATCCCATTTTCTTGGCTGTTTCTTCCTCAGATAAGTTTTCTATGTATAGATACTGATAGACTTTCCACTCCGTTGGCTTGAGGTGAGTTTCCAGCGCCTTGTTTAGTCTTTTAAAGTTGCTTTCTAAATCGCAGTCTTCTCCAGATGATTTAAATATTTCTTGAGAGTGGTTTTCTAAAGGGAGGGGTATTTTAACGTCGTGAGCTTTTTTCTTGCTTCTTTCCCAAAATGCATACAAAGGACATCTATTGTCTTGTTTCCCGTATATAGAACAGTAATCTATACCCTCTGAGGCTGAACATTTTAAACAGGGTCTTGTAAAATTAGAATAGTTATTCCTTATTAAGTTTTTTATTTGATTAGATATTATTCTGTTCAACCAAGGAGCTAAGGGCTTTTGTGGGTCGTATAACTCCCATTTAGTATATATGTGTATCCTTAGTATCTGGGCTACATCTTCGAAATCCATCCATGATATAGCCGTTAGGCTCCATTTTTTTCTACGCTTATTTATTTCAAAATCAATTTCGTGGATAAAATCCTCGAAACTGATCTTAATTTCTTTCTTATCCTCGTCTCGGTCTGGATCGTCCAATTATTTTTTCCTTATCGATCCAGCCTCTTTTCGAAAATCATTCAAAAAATTCTCGTTGTTGGGTAGTTGCCTTTCTCCTTCGTTACTGCTTTGCACTGGACTGTCAATTAGTCCCCCTAGGGTTTCTTTAGGAGCTTCAAATCTTTCAATGTCGAAATCCAGTTTATTTATCTTCGTAGAGTAGCCGTCCGTCGATTCTTCCTCCTCGACACCCAAGACCTCCTGCTCTACCTCCACTTGCTCTTCTTGCTTTTTTGATGAAGCGTAATTTTTACCTAAATCAAGCTTAGCGCCACAACTAGCACAAAACTTAGGTTTGTTAGTTACAGAGTAAACAATCTGCGAACCGCAAGATGTGCAATATTTTTTCATAAATAATTTTAAATATACACGGATTTAAATAAAATCAAACCCCGACTTATTTAATATGTAATTTAATATGTACTTAGACTTAAATAACTGTAATATTATTTAACATGGGAAAACAACAACAGGAAAGCTTTCTTTTTACGAACACTAAAGGTGTTACGTATGAGATTGTTTTTCGTAAGCCCAGAAAAGATGCTTATGGGAGCGATACCTTTGGGTTGTGCGTAGACCCCAGTGAAGCTAAGGGAGATTATACTCCTAAAATCTACATAAATCCGTATTTAACAAAAAAATCAGAATTAAACACTTGTATTCATGAAATAGCTCATGCATTCTTCTGGGACAAGTCAGAAACAGACGTTACTAGATTTGCGGATGTTTGTTCTAATTTTTTGTATCAAAATGGTTGGAGACTCGAAAAAAGAAAATTCCAAGCACCTCCTAGAAAAAGGGGCAAGTCTTCCAATAAAAAGAAGGGGGAAGAAAATGACAAATAATTTTTTTGAAAAAATAGAGGAGATTTTAGATTTATCTTATGAACTTTGCGAGCACGATGATGCTGAGGTTTCTAAAGCGGCTGTTAAAATCAATAATCAGATTTATGACCTAAAGAAAGAACAATCTAATACTCAAAGAGATATATCAAATTCTATTTATAAACTCTCCAAGAGGAAGACTTTAAAAATAGAAGATATAAAAAATATACTTGAGTCTAACGGCATAAAGGTTTAGTGCTTGTTAATATTTTTCATCTTCTTAACTAAGAACTTAACTAAGTCTGACCTCATGATGTCTTCTTCGTCGAACTCGAACGTTCTAACGCCTTTTTCGTGACTTTCTTGATCTGAAAATAATTTAAATAACTTTTCAAACGCACCATCTTTATTGTGATGCAGATCAGTTTGCATTGGGTCCGCTAAGATAAAGCATCTACTGTGATTGCCCATTCTGGTCAATACAGTAGTAATTTCCTTTAAAGTGCTATTTTGGGCTTCATCCAAAATTATACATTTTGACGCCCAGTTCATGCCTCGCGCAAAATTCACTGGAAACATGGAAATGCGCCCCTCTTGTTCAAGCTTCTCGACTCTGGTGTCTGGTAGTAGTTCGTCTAGTTTGTCCAAGAAGGGCAAATTATAAAATCTTAATTTATCGTCGGCAGAACCGGGTAAAAAACCAAGCTTTGATTCAGAAGATTCAACCGCCGACCTCAAATACATAATATCAGAAATAACCTTTTTATTAAGTAATTGTAAGCCGCAGTAAACGCTTAACAGCGTTTTGGAAGTGCCCGCAGGACCGTTTACGAATACGATTCTGCTTTCATCGTCAAGAGCTAACTTAAAGAAGTCTTTTTGCTTTTTTGTCCAAGGTAATTGATGAACTTTGATCTGTCTTTTTATTGGATTTGGATTTTCTCCAATGATAGGACACATCGCGTCTGAAATCTCATCAAGTTGATCTGCGGTATTGATCTTTTTCAGCATTGAGGCGCGATTTTTCGCGTTGCTAGATTTTCTTGGCATTCTATATTTAATTACACTTAATTATCCACAAAAAAAACCATTATTTAAATGGATATCCAGAAACCCAAATAACCAATGAGTTTCTTTTGCCCTTTGTGACTTCTTTAACCCTGTGGAGTAAGAAAGAAGGAAAAAGAGTGATAGTACCTTTTTCTTTGGATGCAGTGAAAGGGGTATCTCTAGAAAGAATCTCTAGTTCGCCGCCTTCATAATCAGACGGGTCAGTAAGCTGTAGTACTCCCGATATCTTTCGATGTACGCCCCTTGGGCCATCTATATCAAGATGATAATCATATTTGCCACCTTTCTTGGCAGAACCATGATAAGTGGTGTATTGGCAGTCCTCTAGGAAACCAGCTAATTCAAATCTCCAAAGACTATCATTAGCTTCTTTAACAATTCCAAAAAGACGATCATAAATCCAAGTATAATCTTGTGTTCTTGGAACCCAACCCACTTTGCCTCGCCGCACATCTTTTAAATCGCCGCCAAAAGTGGATGCATTATCAGAAGATAAGGAATCTCCTATTTTTTTAATTTGTTCTACTTCTTCGTCGTTGAAAAGCTTTTGAGCATAATAATAAGTACAAAATTGTCTCTCGTTACCAGCTTTATCTAAATCAAAAAAACAATAACTCATTTAATATAACCTTCGATAGAATGCACTCCATCTGTGACTCCCGCAGCTACTTGTGATACAAACTTACTGTTATAAGAAGAAATATCAAAAAGAGTTAAAGTATTAAAGGATGGAGTAATTATTTCTTTAATTTTATCTTCTTCAGTAAAGAAAGTATTACCGCCCCACTCTGGTCTCCAGTTTTTGGTTAGTTCATAACGGAAACCGATTTTGCCAGAATTGATTTCATGCGGCGCAAAGAATTGCACCTGTTTAAACCGCGTTGCATAGAAAACCGACTTTTTTAATTCCGCGTTAAAGATTTCCGCTATCTTTCCAAAGATTTCGCTGCTTTGAATCAAATTAGTAAAATTACAAATCTCACAAGTACAAGTCTTGGGATGCTCGCCAGTTTTGTCAAAAGAATAAGAAAAAAATCCTCTTCCAAATGATTGTATAGCGGCGAATTCATTTGCTTCAATATCTTCTATTGAATCTGTACGGCTGAAGTAATTAGGTTCAGCTTCGTATCCGGTAGCGTCGTTTCCAGCCAATACGGCGGTGTACCAATAAACGGCGGATTCTTCTCCACTCAAAAAATCAAATAAAAAATCAGCCGTTTCTTCTTTTAAGAAGTCTTTTATTACGACCTTTTTATTTAAATTAAATTGTTCTTTTAATTTGTCTGCTTCTAATGGATTTATAGAGGAGGGTAGTATCATCTATTGATTACTGTTTCGAAGTTCATAAAGCTAACGGGGATTCTCTGTTTCTTCAAGTGCCAGCCTAGATATACTTCAGTATTAAATGGAATCTTATCAAAAAAGTAATATTCGTTGATATAATCAATAATACTTAAATATTTAAACATATAGTCTCTTTTACCTATTCCTATGTGGTCGTTGATGGAATAGTCTGTGTGGTCTGTTGGTTTACTTGATAATACTCCTTCTATTGGTCCAGTGATGGTGAACGGGGAGTTAATACGAAAGTCTGTGCGGGTTCTTATGATCGCGTCGTAGCGAAAGTCTTTTTCTTGCTCGTAGCTCTTTAAGAGAAGCAGGGCTTGCTTCCACGAGTACCATTGGCTGATGTTATGACCGGGTCTAGCTCCCCAAGTCGGAAACGTTGCGTGGGTCCAAATTTTACTGCCAGAATATGTTGTTCCTCTTTCGGTGGGGAAATCGTCATTTACGGGCGTTTTAATCTCTCTCCCATAAGTCTCACAAAAGAAAGGATTATATTGAAAATCTACTTGTTGTTCTATAACGCTTCTTGTTGCTTTTATGTCTTTAACTAAATCATCTATGTTTTGGTGTTTGGTGGTGACATTACCCATTTCTCTGTCGGGCCTATGATATTCTCCATAAGACTGTGGATCATCCCAAAAGTGGCAAAACAAGTCAGCATCATTACAATCAACAAAATTACTTAAAAGATTTTTATAGTTATCTTCTAGGTTTCTTGGTTGACCAGAAAGTATTACTGCTGTTTTCATTTACAGATATCCATTTTCATTTAAAAAATTTTTAATAATTAAATTATTTAGAATTTCTTCATTTTCTTCTTCAGTAAAGAATTCTTTGTATTTTTCTGATTTTCCTCCAGAGGTATTTGTGGCTTTGGTATATAAGTGTTTTTTATATTCTCTCATTTTAACCAATACTTCTTCGGACTTTAAATCTTCTAGTTCTTCTTCGTTTTCGGGAACAATGTCAGAGTTGTAAAGCTCATCAGTTAAATTCATTGCGTCGTTTATCACGGAAAGCTCTGCTGGTAGCTTTAATATTTTGCAAATTTTCTCTACTTGATCGTATCCATAGTTTTCATACTTGATTGTTAGATCAGAATAGCCCTCGTACTTATAAAACAAGGCAATGCTATCAAGAACACCCTCAAGATAGCTTTTATCTGATTCTGGCCATCTTACATTGCGAGATACGGCGGAATCTCTAAAATCTCTGTACGGCAGGATTACGTAAGAAGATTGTATATATTTTGTTCTCTGAGCGTCGTTCACAAAGCCATCATGAGCTTTAATGATATGTACTTGGTTTTGGTTAGAGAATTCGTATCCAACAATACTACTGCTGTATGTAGAGTATCCTGCTGATTCAGATAAAAATCTAAGTAAATTGAAAACCCTAGTAGACCCACTGAGCCTTGGGCCTACTATTAAAAACCTTTTTTTAGCTTTAAAAAAGTTATTTTTTTGCATTTAGGTTTATTATATCACAAGTCTTTGATTTTGGGGGGCTGTTCGGGGATTTTTTTAGTTAGCGGGCGTTTAAATATAAAAAATATAATAACAATTTTATAAAAGGGGGGTTTATGGTTGTTATTGAAAGTTTATATATGATAAGCACTGATTTGAAAAGACCGTGGAGATTGAAATTACACCCCCAAGCCTCTATTTAGGCAGATGTCAATTTGTTTTTTTTAGTAAATGGGTGGTAATCCTATTTGTTTGACTTATGTCTAGGGTTTTCCATCAATTCTCACGCGCCGCGTTTTCCAAGTCAAGCAAAAAATCGTATTGCAATGATACGATTTCTCTTGGCAAGCGTCATGCTTTTCTATATTATCAATACATGACAAACATTCTTGACCAACTCAGCCCCGAAACATTAGAGAAGTACAACGAGGCATTAGCAAACGGTGCTAACGAAGCGCATTTTACCTACGCAGATAATTCATTCCACCGCTACGATATCGCAGACCTTCCATACAAAATGGAATTGTTCCGTAATCGTAACATGGGTCTGCGCCTTGTTAAGACTAACCCCTCTAACCAATGGGATTGGCAAGAGCTAGCAAGCTTGCCCTTTTGGAATAGCTTTGTGGATGACAGGGAAATCTTCTACGCCAGAAGAAATTAAAACCCCGAAAGGGGTTTTTTTATTGACTTCAAAATCTCGGCGGGAGATAATAAGTGGAAAACACTTGTTTTCCACGGTCACGCGCCGAGTTTTTTCCACTAATTCTCACGCGCCGCGTTTCCCTAGTCAATCATATTCGTAAAATAAATCGTATTACAACGACACGATTTTTCTTGGCAAGCGTCATGCTTTTCTGTACTATGTAGCCATGTTAAATGACTTGCACGACATGATTCGGGTTTCCTGTGAGGAGGCCATCACCCCCGACGTAGCGGCTGAAATCGAATTCCGCGAAGAAGAACGCGGTACTCGCGAGGGGGTCGGGCGGAAGCCGCTAACCTTCCGCGAAGCCAAGCTGGGGGGCTACTCGCCCGAAGAGCTTGGCGAGTGCGGCCCCACTTACGATGAAGTGGCCGATAGCTACGCGGCTGATGCTTGGCATGATGCCCAAGAATACCCAGAGTGGTAATCTCAAGCCCGCCGAAAGGCGGGTTTTTTTGTTGACACGCCAAATCTCGGCGGGAGATAATAAGTGGAAAACACTTGTTTTCCACGGTCACGCGCCGAGTTTTTTCCATCAATTCTCACGCGCCGCGTTTTCCAAGTCAAGCAAAAAATCGTATTGTTGTTGTTGTTTTTTTCTTGCGCTGCGCCGCCCTTTTCTATACTATCAACCCATGCAGAAAACGAAATGGACAAGCTACAACGCGCAACAGGCCAAGCTCACCGAGCGGGCCGACATCGAGCGCACTAAAAAACACGTTTGGTATTGTGAGTTGATAATGTCAGCTTGCCTCGGAGCATCGGCGGTCTTGCTGTTTGTTCTGATTCACCAAATCCTTTTTAATTAAAACTATGATATTGATACCAGTTGCCGCAGTTTTGTGGATGATATACGAAGCACTATGAATAACGAACAAACCAACAGAGTAAACGAAATGGCCGAGCTACGACAAAAGCTCAAGCTTTCAATACAAGTTGCCGAGACAGTCGAGCAACAGGCTTTCCGAATCGCTAGACAGCACACCACGTTGCCAAGCCTAGAGATGCGGGACAACCTAGAGAGAGCACTCAACCCCTTTGGATAAAGGGGTTTTTTTTTGTTGACACGCCAAATCTCGGCGGGAGATAATAAGTGGAAAACACTTGTTTTCCACGGTCACGCGCCGAGT